ACCAAATACAAGATTTTATGCGTTCTTTGATAGTTCAAGTGGATTAGATATAATTCCTAAACTTATTGAAATTACAATGGATTCTGGTGTTTTCCAGATAAATGAAACTGTTGAGGGTTTTGATGGATCTGAGAGATTAATATCTTTCCGCACATGTCAACCAAATCATAAGTCTGGTAGTATATCAGCACCATCATCAACTTTTGGATTAAATCCATACAATACTTCTGTAAGTTTACCAACAACTTATTCTGCATCATCAACCATTGTCAATGTTGACATTGCATCTTTAACTGAAGAAGCACAAGGTAGATTTTTTGGTTACATTAAGAATGGAACAAAGTTAGTTGGTAAAACAAGTGGTGCGACTGCAACTGTATCAAATATTAGATTAATTTCTGACAATGTTGGTAATTTACAAGGATCATTCTTCTTTAGAGATCCATTATCAACACCAGTTCCTGCAGTAAGATTTAAAAACGGTGAAAAAACATTTAGATTAACTTCAAGCAGTACAAATACTTTAGCAGTAATAGGATCACCTTCAAATAGTGTTGCAAGTGCTACCTATCATACAAGTGGTGTCGTAGATACTGTTAGACAAACTCAAGTTGTTATAAGGCAGTTACCACCACCACCACCTCCAGTAATTATTAATAATACTACTACCATAGTTCAAAGAATAGAGGTAGATAGAGGAGATCCTTTAGCACAATCATTTACAGTTGACGAAACTGGGGCTTTCTTGACATCAGTTGACATCTTTATGAAATCTAAAGATGTGAAGGAACCTTTAACAGTTCAAATTAGAACTATGGAATTGGGTACTCCAACTCTAATTCAACTTCAAGAATTTGCTGAAGTTGTTTTAGATCCTTCTCAAATTAATATTTCTGAAGATGCAACAGTAGCTACGAATGTCAAATTCCCATCACCTATTTATCTAGAAGGTAACAATGAATATTGTGTAGTATTACTTGCTCCAACTTCAAATTCCTATGAGGCATGGATTTCAAGAATGGGAGATCCAACAATTGAAACACAATCATTACCTGATTCTGAAAGTGTAATTGTTTCTCAACAATATATTGGTGGTAGTTTATTCAAATCACAAAATGGTAGTATTTGGACACCAAGTCAGTTTGAAGATTTAAAGATTAAAATTAACAAGGCTAAATTTACCACAACTGATGCCACAGCATTTTTCTATAATCCAAAGTTAGATTATGAGAGTCAGTTAGTTTCTGATCTTCTTAATAATCCAATTAAATCATATCCTAGAAAACTTAAAATTGGTATTACAAAAACTACTACAAGTTCCACAACTAATCAATTAGTTTCTGGTGTAAAAATTTCAGAGGGAAGTGCATCTGCAACTGCACCAATGGGAACCCTTGAAAGAGTTGGATCAGAAATCGCAACTTCAAACAATGCACTATCCGTTTCACGAGTAGGTGCTGGATATTCAAATGGTACTTACACTAATGTAAATTTATTTGCGATTACTGGAGCTGGATCGAGTGCGACTGGTATTGTAACAGTTACTTCAGGTATTGTCACTGCAGTTTCAATTACATCTAGTAAAAAAGGACATGGATACTCAAAGGGTGATCTCGTTGGACTTTCAACTGCAGACATGATTTCTGGTGGTGGTGCACAAATTAGTGTTGATGCAATTTCAGGTGTAGATACTTTATATCTTACTAATGTTCAAGGAGAAAACTATACACTTGGTCAAGATTTAGTTATAAATGGTGCTGTTCCGCAGTCAGGTGCAGTTGATATTACAAGTAATGAGGTTGTTAGTGATCTATTTACTGGTAATGTCATAGAAGTATCTCAATATAGTCATGGTATGACTGCTTCAAATAATAAAGTTGAAATATCAAATGTATCACCAACCACTGAACCAGCTCCTTTGATTGCTGAGTTAGGGTTAAATGACAACTTTATTGTTGTTTCCACTGGAGACACTTCCAAATTTGCAACATTTGAGGGCATAACCACATCTAGAGGATATGTTCAAGTTAATAATGAAATTATAAGATATGATTCTGTTGGAGTAACATCAATAGGTATTGCAGAAAGAGGAGTAAATGGATCTGCTATTCGTGAGCATGCGATTGGAAGTTTAGCACTTAGTTATCAATTTAATGGTTTATCACTAACAGGTATCAACACTGTTCATGATATGCCAAGTTCATCAATTCTTACACAGAAAAAAGATATTGATAACTACTTTATTGAGGTTCCAAGAGGATCTGGTAGAACAGGATTACCTGATCTATCTGCAAATGACATTATGGCCTCATTTACAGATGAAAGATCTGGTGGTGGTACTGAAATACATGCATCAAAGAATATACAATTCAACAGTGTATTCCCAAGATTTAACACCCTTCAACCCGGAAAAACTACTTTAAGTTCTCAAATAAGAACTGTAAGTGGCACCAGTGTTGGTGGTTCTGAGATTTCATTCTTAGATCAGGGTTATGAAGATATTGAATTGAATAAAATTAATCCATTGATATCTACAAGATTAGTCGCTTCTCCTGCTAATGAAACAGCAAGATTAACAGATTTACCAAAAAATAGATCTACTACATTATCCATGAGATTTACATCATCTGATGAAAATTTATCACCTGTTGTAGATACAATGAATGGATCTCTTATTTTTGGTAGAAACAGGTTAAATAAACCTGTATCAGATTATGCGAATGATGAAAGGGTCAAACTAACAGTTGGTGATCCACATTCGGGAATATATATTTCCAATCGTGTGGACTTAAAAACACCAGCGACATCAATTAAAGTTTTAATAAGTTCTGATAGAAAGACTTCTGCTGACTTCAGAACACTGTACAAGTTATTCAGACCTGATTCGGAAGGTATTGAGCAATCATATGAATTGTTCCCCGGATTTGATAACTTAACAGATACAGATGGTGATGGATTTGGTGATTTAGTGATTGATGGTTCAAAGAATTCTGGTCGTGCGGATTCTAAAGTTCCAGCCAACACAAGTGGTGAATTTGTTGATTATCAGTTTACAATTGATGATTTAACAGAGTTTACTGGATTCCAAATAAAAATTGTATTTAATGGTACAAATGAAGCAGAGGCACCTAAGTTTAAGGATCTTAGAGTGATCGCATTGGCATGATACCGGTAGAAGGGCATAAACATCTCTATCGAGATAATAAATCTGGTGCAATTATAAACTGTGATCTTACAGGATATAATATGTACTTGAAGTCAAAAAGTAAAAAACAATCTCAACAAAGTCGTATAAACGAAATGCAAAAGGAGATTGATGAACTTAAATCTCTTCTAAGTCAATTAGTAGAGAAACAGTCCTAATACTTGGAATATAAAAGTATAAATATAACATAGATCATCATATTATTGTATAGATGGCAGCAGTATATGTCAGTAACCTTGTGATTAACACAGGTTCAACATTCCAACAACAGTTTGAACTAGAGAATGTATCTTCTAATTCTGCCTTGGATATTTCTGGATTCACTATCTCATCACAAATGAGAAAGCATGCAGGAAGCACAGGCATCGCAGGTACATTCACAGCGTCGATTGCGGATGCAAATACAGGTAAAATTCAAATTGGATTGACAAGTACCACAACTGCCAGTATAAAACCCGGACGATATGTCTACGATGTTATTGTTTCGGATAGTGCAGGTGAGGTCACACGAGTTGTGGAAGGATCCGTTTTAGTAAGACAAGGAGTGACACGCTAATGTCAAACATTAAAGTCAGAGTAGGTCAACAGAACGCTGTAAAAGTTGTTTCTTCACTAGCAGGTAATGTTAGTGGAACCCTAGCGGGTTTGTCTGATGTGAATATAACTAACCCTCAAAATGGTATGGTTCTAGTATATGATGCAAGTACGGCTAAATTTACAGCAACTCTTGAGTTAACACCGGGAGTAACACAGAATTTGGACATTAATGGAGGAAGTTTTTAAATGGCCAGCATTATACGAGTTAAAAGATCAACGGGTGCGACTGCTCCGTCGAGTCTTAATTTCGGTGAACTTGGTTTAACCATTGGAGCTGGAACACAAGCAAATAAAGGGGAAAGACTATTTGTCGGTGATAACGCAGGTAATGTGGATGTCATTGGTGGTAGATATTTCACAGACTTAATGGCACACGGGCCAGGATTGGTGGCAAGTCAATCAAACCCAACAACAGCATCAAACGGATTTGTTGCAATATTAGACCAGAATAGAAAAGTTGACCAGTGGAATGTAGATGACTTAAGATTAGATGGAAGAACAATATCATCCCAAACTACAGATGCACATATAGCGATAAATCCAGATGGATCAGGAGAAGTTCATATACCTGATGATACATTTTTAGGATTTGGTGGAGGTGCAGATGGACTGTCTGCTGCAGATTCAAAAATTGAATATGATGAAAATGGGACAGATCAGTTAACATTTACTGGTGCAGATGTCAGATTTAATATTGCAACTCAGTCAAATAGTAAGGACACAGGTTCATTATTTACTGAAGGTGGATTAGGTGTAGAGAAGAATGTCAATATAGGTGGTAACTTAAATGTAACTGGTATTTCGACTTTTGCAAGTAAAATAGTTGTAACAGGTGGAGTTGAGATTGATAATATTGGTATTTCATCCAATGTGATTGCAACAAGAGCAGGTGGTGGAAATCAACTATTCATTGACCCATATCCAGATGGATTAAGTAATGAAGGTACGGTTATCATTAAAGGTGACTTGCAAGTTGATGGTACAACAACTACGGTTAACTCTACATCTGCGACTGTAAATGACGCGATCATGAAGGTTGGTGATGTAACCAGTGTAAGAACCGTACTCACAACAGTCGGATCTGGATCTTCTACAATCGTAATCGATTCTGTTGTAGGTATTAACACAGGTGATGTCGTTACAGGAAGTGCAAGTATTCCAAATAATAGCACAGTTCATTCATATGTCTCACCAGCAGGTGGAGTAGGACTCGGCACAATCTTTATTAGTAATAATACAACTGCAGGTATTGTAACAACAACTCAGTTAACTATTACTCATGCCTTTGATACAAACACAGATCGTGGTATTTCATTCAACTACAATACTGCAACTGGTACTGCTAATACAAAGGTAGGTTTCTTTGGATACAACGATAGTTCAGGTGAGAATAGTAATGCACCAGCAAGGGCATTTACATATATCCCTGATGCAACAGTAAGTAATGAAGTTGTTACAGGCACAAGAGGTAATTTAGATATCAAAGGTATCTATTATCAGTCTGGTGATTTCTCAACACATGGTGTTGTATATTTTGATAGTGATGGATTACAAAATTCAACGACTGCTCCAAGTGCAGCTACAATCACTTCAACTCAGTTACTAACTGCAGTTACAGAGATAGCCATCACATTAGGTAGTGCACAAGCAGTGACTGCTGGGGATTTAGTTACTCAAGCGGGTGGTGGTACACAACAGGGTGTTGTAAAAACATCATCATCTGGAACAACAGTTACCTTAATTGGAGTAACTGGAACATTTAATACTTCTGCTGATTTGATTCTAAATGGTGCTGGAACTGGAAAAACACCTACCAATGTCTCGACTACATACACTAGCAAGCCCATGTGGACAACGACCATCGATGGGGGTACCTTCTAGCTTTAACAATGGCAAACTCTAATAATGATGTTGATGTAAACACTTTGATTAAAATTTACAATCAAAAAATTTCTACATTGACAAACCAAAATATTCTTTTGGAAGCGAAATTGACAACTGTAATGACAGACTTTAATGATGAGAAAACTCAATTAGCAGCAAAAGCACTTGAGTGGCAAGAAAAATACGAAAATCTAGCATCTGAGGTAGAAGCAGAATAATGGCACAACCATCATCAAGACAAGGATTAATCGACTACGCATTAAGGAAGTTAGGAGCTCCTGTGCTGGAGATTAATATTGATGATGATCAGATTGACGATCTCGTTGATGATGCGATTCAAATTTTCAATGAGAGGCATTTTGATGGTGTGGAAGAGATGTTTCTCAAGCACGAATTTACTCAGGATGAATTAGATAGAGGTAAAGCAACATCACAAACTGACTCAGATAATACTGCTGGTATTGTAACAACGACAGGCACATCTACTACAATTAGTGGATATGGAACAACCACCTCAAGTTTTGTAGAAAATTCTAACTTTATTCAAATTCCAGATTCTGTTATTGGAATTGAAAAGATATTTAAATTTGATAGTAGTTCCATTTCAGGTGGAATGTTTAGTATCAAATATCAGTTATTTTTAAATGATTTGTATTATTTCAACTCAGTTGAATTATTACAGTATTCTATGACTAAATCATATCTTGAGAGTATAGATTTTTTGCTTACACCTGAAAAACAGATAAGATTTAATAAAAAACAAAATAGGTTGTATCTTGATATGGATTACAACTCAATCAATGTGGGTGATTTCATTGTCATTGATTGTCAGAGAATATTAAATCCAAATGATTTTACAAAGGTATATAATGATCCATTTTTAAAAATGTATTTGACTGCACTAATGAAGAGGCAGTGGGGTCAAAACTTAATTAAGTTTAGAGGAGTTAAACTCCCCGGTGGATTAGAATTAAATGGAAGAGAAATATACGATGATGGGCAAAGGGAACTAGATGCTATATTACAGAAGATGCAACTCGAATACGAATTACCTCCTCTTGACTTTATCGGGTAACATGTATGGCACTCAATCCGTTTTTTCTACAAGGATCTCCCGGTGAGCAGAGATTAGTCCAAAATCTCATAAATGAGCAGTTGCAAATTTATGGGGTGGAAGTAACTTATATTCCAAGAAAATTTGTAAATAGACAGTCTATCATCGAAGAGGTGCAGTCATCTAGATTTGATGATAATTTTTTATTAGAAGCATATGTGAATACCTATGAGGGATATTCAGGTGCCGGTGATATTATGACAAAATTTGGTGTAAGTTTGAGAGACGAAGTTACACTCACTATATCAAGAGAAAGATTTGAAGATTTTATATCACCATTTTTAGATCCAACAGATTATGAATTAGCTACAAGACCCAGAGAGGGTGACTTAGTATTCTTTCCATTAGGGTCAAGATTATTTGAAGTAAAGTTTGTAGAACATGAGCAACCTTTCTACCAGTTAGGTAAAAATTATGTTTATCAACTTCAGTGTGAACTCTTTGAATATGAGGATGAGGTTATTGATACATCTATTGATGAAATTGATACACAGGTAGAAGATCAAGGATTTATTACAACACTTAATTTAGTTGGTTCAGGTGCAACTGCAACAGCATCAGCAACTCTTGCACCTGCTCTTTCTGGTTTCTTAAATTCAATTACAGTTTTAAATGATGGGTCTGGTTATACATCCACACCTACAGTATTCATATCAACTTCAAGAAATGCGAATGGTACTAATGCATCTGCTGTTGCAATTACAACTGAAAGAAGTGGAGTGTTCTCAATAAAGGAAATTGTATTAACAAATGCAGGTGCTGGTTATACATTTGCACCAGATATAAGTATAATCGGTGGTGGAGGTAGTGGTGCAATTGCTACATGTGGTCTCACAACATCTGGAAGAGGTGTAATATCTTATACAGTAACAAACGAAGGATCGGGTTATACAACAGAACCAACTGTCACTGTAGCAGGGCCTAGCGGTGCTGGAACGACTGCAATTGCCACTGCTATAATTGACATTGGAAATGCTAAATTATCGTCTATAAGACCCGTTAACCCCGGTGTAGGATACACAGTTGCACCAACTGTTACAATCGCAGATCCAAATATAATCACAGGTCGTGGAAATTACTTATATAATGATCTTATTGTTGGTCAAACATCAAATACAGAGGCAATAGTTAGATCATGGGATGCAGATACAAAAGTTCTTAAAATCACAAATGTTGGAATTGGATCTACTGTCAGTGGATTTATTCCGGGTGAAGAAGTTAGAATTCAAACAGGTATTGATCCGGGAACTGGACATAGAATTCATAAGACAGTGTTCGTATCTACAGGAACAACTACTGGCACAGTTGGTGTATCAACAACATTAATTACTGGTATCAATACAACAGGAATATCTGTAGGTGCTGCAGTATCCGCAGTTGACAATGTTATTGGTATAGGTGTCACTGTGATATCAATCGGTGCAGGAACAATAACTATGGATTCTCCAAGTCTGAATACATCTTCATCATCATTTACACTCTCAACAGGAACAACATCGTTTGTTGCATACAATGTTCGTCAATATGAGCGAGAGGATAAATATGATGCATACAGTGATAATGATGAATTTGAACTGGCTGCAGATGAAATTGTTGATTTTGCGGAATCTAATCCCTTTGGTACATACTAATGTTAGGCACTTATTTTTATCACGAAATACTTAGAAAGACTGTTATATCTTTTGGTACTTTGTTTAATGATATTCACATTCGACATAAGGATAATAGTGGTAAATCAATTAGCGATATGAAAGTTGCATTGGCATATGGCCCAATGCAGAAATTTTTAGCAAGACTTGAACAACAAGCAGATTTGAATCGTGCGACTCAAATCACACTTCCTAGAATGTCTTTTGAGATGACAAACATTGCGTATGATGCAACTAGAAAGTCTACTATCACACAAACATTTAAAGCATCTGACGGATCAAACTTAAGAAAAGTATTCATGCCAGTTCCATATAATATTGGTTTTGAATTAAATATCTTAGTTAAACTAAACGATGATGGATTACAAATCATAGAACAGATTTTACCATTTTTTCAACCATCTTTTAATTTAACTGTAGATTTGATAAGTGTCATTGGTGAGAAAAGAGATATCAGTGTTGTCTTAGATAATATATCATTTCAAGATGATTATGAAGGAGATTTTGCAACCAGAAGAGCATTAATATACACATTAAACTTTACCGCAAAAACATATCTATTTGGCCCTGTTGCAGATACACCAGAAGGACTTATTAAGAAAGTTCAATTGGATTATCATACTAATATGGATCGTGAGAATAAGAGAAGAGAACTTAGATATACTGTTACACCTAAAGCACTTAAAGATTATGATGCAGATAACACTGCACAGTTGACATTTAATATTGGTGAAAATGATGTTAGAATCACTGTCACAGATTCATCTAATTTTTCAGTTGGTGATCGCATCGTGATTGATACTGAAGTTATGAAAGTTGATGCAAAACCAGATGCAAACACTTTAGCTGTTAAGAGAGGTTTTAACAGCACTGCTAAAGCATCACACCTTGAAAATACAAAAATTAATAAATTAACTACAGCAGATGATAATCTTATTGATGTTGATGATGACTTTGGTTTTAGTGAGACATCAAGTATCTTTACTGATTCATTACAATTTAATCCTGCAACAAGGACAGACTCATGATGAACACAAATTTTAACAGTATTGAAAAATCTTTAAATGTAGAAACCTCTATTGTTAAAAAGGATAATGACAAACCAGAATTACCAAATGTAGTTCTTAAAAAAGATGATGTTGAAAAAGATTACAAATATACAAGAGGGCAGTTATATTCACTAATTGAAAAAGGTCAAGAAGCGATAAATGGAATCATGGAAGTTGCAGGTGAAAGTGCAAGTCCAAGAGCATATGAAGTTGCCGGACAGTTAATTAAATCAGTAGCTGATAGCACTGATAAATTAATGGATCTTCAGAAAAAGATGAAAGATATAGATGAAGAAAAACAAAAAACTCAAAGTAATGTCACAAACAATGCCTTATTTGTAGGATCAACAAGTGAGTTATCAAAACTACTAAAACAAGGTATTCTAAATAATAATGACTCAGAAACCGCTGAATGATGAAATCCTGTAAAAAAGGATATTACTATTGCAACACTGATAAG